CGCGACACGAGCTAAGGTCAAGAAGCTTTGATCAAAAACCCCTTTGTTTTTCAATAAATCCTTATCTTCAATATCGTCTTCGTCTTCGCAAAGGATCAAGTAATGTTCTCTTTTTGAATCATAGTCATCTCCAAGAAACAATGGGAACATTTCCTTATCTCCATCCACTTCATCTTCATAGAAAGAAAAGTTAAAGATAAACCATTCAATTATTTTTTGTTCAGCTTTGGCTTCAGCGGTTTGATTATATTGACTTCTATGAACCTCTTCAATGTCAGCAACTATTTTTTGGGAAGATACAAACAATTCTTTAGCCTCCTCTAGCTTCTGGGTTTGATCTTCATCAAGGTCTTTTTGACCTTCGTAAAACTGGATTGTTCTTGCTGACTCTACATTATCTAAAAAAGCCTTTTGCAATACCTCTTCAGATAATTTTGATGAAGTCCCGCCTATATCTCCCAGCTTTTTATTTAACATCAATCGAGTTAAATAACCAGAATTAATCAATTCATTATATTTCTGCCCATAAAAGTATTCAGCTTCTTCGATGTCAGAGAAGCTTGGCTTCTGGAAAATAACCCTATTAGAAATGGTTTTGGTTTTGGTTTTAAATGCCTCAACTACATTACCTTTCTTATTCTCCTTTTCGTAAGAAACTTTTTGTTTAATTTTTCTTTTTACTAAAAATGAATACAGTTCTTTCATATGCTATTCCTCTATATATTATCTAGAGATAACGAAAGAATTCAATTTTTATTCATGAATATATTCTACGTATAAGGTCGAGTCGTTATGCTTGTCAAACTCTATGTAATCAAATCCCGTAGAACCTGAAACATTATTAGCTATTAAAACATTATCAATAAAGTAAGAATAAGTATCATCACTTTTCATGTGAACAGATAAATTTATAGGTAAATTTGGTTCATAACCTCCTACAAACCTGCCTGATTGATCAAAAACGTAACCTTCATAACCAGAGAAAACGAACCCGCTATTTAATAGTCCGTCTCCTGCAGTATTACCAGTTCCAGCTGCGACGAGAAAACCTAACTGTAAATCATCGACGTTAATATCCAAATTAACTACGGAACTTTCTGTTGCAGTGATTTGCTGATATACCTTCATTATTAATGTATTACACGAAAAAGGGGGTCTCGTCTTTCAACGCCCCCCTTTGAAAATTATAGCAATGTTTATTTATTAGTTGCCACGATCATCGTCTGGGTCACCATCACTACCTGCGCTTCCGTCAGCTAATTCTACATCGGCCCAACCTATTACAGAAATCGGTTGATGAGGGATTGCTTGTCCAGAAACTATGTTAGCCCCAGCAGCTCCAGTTAGGTTGACTTCTGAAATTCCATTTATACCAGCAGCACCAGTTGCAGCAGTAAAGAATAAACCTTGGTCGTCCGTGGTAGCTCCTCCGATTTGAGCAGAGAAAGTTAGATCGACAGTTTCGTTATCGTCTAAACCTTGAGAGAAGCTCTGGCTATCTAAAACAGCACCGCTTAAAACAAATTTATTTCTAACATTCGCCCCATCTTTAAGTTCAACAACGACATTGGTTTTATTGTTTCCAGCAGTCCCATTGATCGCATATTCTATAGCCCCTGTGGTAAATTCATTTACCAAGCTGCTCATAGACATGGTTACGTCGATAGGGAATTCAAGTGGTTTAGCGTAAGCCCTCTCTGCCCCTAATTTATCTATAACCTCACGAGATAAAGGAACATCGATAGAACAGGACTGAATAGGCATTTTGGAGAAGTTAACTCCACCTACTCCTGCAGCGTTGCCTGTACTGATTTGATCGTCAATAAAACTGACTACAACATCATTAGGGCGAAGAACTTGATGCCCTATTGCTCCCGTATCTGGCGTTGGGAGAGTGACTATCCCACTGTGAGTCCTTTGACCTTGAAGGTCTATAGAAGGGTTGAATAGTCCTGATTGCTGACCTGTCCAAAATACAACATTAGAAGCTTGCATTTCAACATCAACCCTTGGGATTTCTCCTACAGATAAATTAACAGAATAACTATTAATAAAACAATTACCAAAGCCAACTGTATCATGATATCCGGCATCACCATTTGTATCCCAGATAGCTTCGGTAGAAAAGGCGTCTACACCTTCTTTCGATGCTACAACGAAAACGTTTCGTTCTTTCTGCCCAGCTTCCTCTATTAAGATATCCTTAATCATTTGGAAATCGGAGCTGCCGCTAGAATTATTAAATCCTAAAGCCAGCTCATTCTCTCCATTTCCCAAGTAATATCCAAAACTTAAAGTCGGGTCAATTTCGCTTAATCTAGTTGTAGAAGTTCTCGCTAACTGACCAAATTCTCTAACATCTTGACGGCTCCCAGCTAAATCAATCTCAAAAGAAAATGTATCAATCCTATGAAGTTGATGTCCAGAAATCATATCCCTATCAAGCCCTTCATTAGCTCCATTTTGGAATAAATGCCAATCCGTAGGTGTTACATAAACAGCCTTGTTTTGAGAGATTACTCTCGTTCTTGTTGTTGTATTAGCCATTTTTTAAATTAATTTAAATTGAGTTTAGGTAATTGGTTGTCCAGCAGGAGAAGCAACTGTATGAGATCCTGCCGTAGCACGAGGATCGGCCCCTGCTAAGGTGCTCATAAATAATCCTTGGGTGGTGGTAGTAGCTCCTCCGATTTGAGCAGAGAAGGTAAGATCGACAGTCTCATTGTCATCTAACCCTTGAGAGAATGACTGGCTATCTAGTACCGCGCCTTTTAGAGTAAATACCATTTCACTAGTCGTATTCGATTTTAATGTAACTGTGATTGTTGTGGTTCTATCTCCAGCAGTGCCAGTTAAAGCCTTTTCCAAGGCTCCTTGTCCGAATGAAGTGACTAGAGCAGAGATACTTAAAGTAACATCAATTGGGAATTCTAGAGGTTTAGCGTAAGCGAGTTTAGACCCAATAGCATCAATAACTTCGCGAGAAAGTGGGAGATCTATTGAGCAAGATTGAACGGCGTTGATTGTAGTCGTGAAACTTTGCCCACCAATTCCAGTTTCATTAGGGCCACTAGTTACACCTTGGTTGCTAGAGAATGCAATCGTAACATCATGAGGTTTTAAAACCTTAAGGCCGCCCGCTAAATCATCACAAACTGTTGGTACAGGCAACGCTATATTAGCATCTGCGTGAGGCTTTGCCCTACTTCCATTTAAATTTAGACTAGGAGGAATGATACCAGAGTGTATATCATTATAAAAAACAACGTTTGAAGCTTGCATTTCAACATCCGCCCTAGGTATTTCTCCAACTGACATATTTACAGAATAGCTACTAACAAAAGCGTTACCAAACCCTATTACATCATGATCTCCTTTGGCAGCTTCAAAAGCTGCATTGTTCGCATATGAGAAAGCGTCGTCTCCTTCTTTTGCTGTAAGAATAAAAACATTACTTTCTCTTTTAGTCGCATCTTCTGTCAACATGGCATTGATACATTGAGCGCCATCTCCCGCAGTGAAGCCTAAGCCTTTCTCATTAGCCCCATCTTGGAGGTAATACCCAAGGCTCAAAGTCGGATTTATTTCTGACATTCTTACAGTTCCGATTCTAGCAAGTTGGCCAAATTCTCTAACATCTTGACGGCTTCCCGCTAGATCCATTTCAAAAGAAAATGTGTCAACTCCGTGGAGTTGAGCTGCGTGGACGGTTCTGGCTGTAGAAGCATTCCACCCCGTAGGTGCAACGTAAACAGCTTTTGATTGAGAAATTACTCGTGTTCTATTATTAGCAGACATATTTTAAAAATTAGAATGGTTTAAATTAAATACACTTTATCATGCCCTTGGGAAACGATAAGTAGACAAATCAAAGTCAACAAAGCCTATTGAAAAGTCGGTATTTAACTTTTCCCTTAAACTTTCGGAAACCACTTTCGAAGCCGTAACTCTATCGATATGCGATGCCATAGCGTTACTCCCCTGCCCTGATACGGTTTCATCATACTTATAAGGGAAGTCTTTTACAGAGAAAGAGTAAGCATAAGGAAAATTTTCATATGGGATGTGGGTTATTCGCTCTCTTACTGTATCCCTGAATCTAGATATGACAGAGTCTAAAATATAAGAGTCTTTTGTTAAAACCATAACCCTAACTCGGCTTTGAGTGTCTTCTTCTCCCCCAAAAGCAAATTCTTGGTTCTCAGACGAAGCTAAAGAAACAAAACAAGCTGGTAGAAAATAAGCGCTTTCGCTAGCTAAAGAGTCTTTTGTATAGAAATAAGGTGAGCTTTGTCCATTTTCAATAAAATCAGAATGAAGCAAGAAGTCTAAATCATCATCATGAGAAATGTAAGTATTGACCTCTTTGACAGAGTAGTCCCCCGAAACACTCAACCCAGTCCCAGAAGCCGCAGGGAATAAGATACGACCATTGTTATAATCTGTATACACATTTCCATTTGCACTTGAATCTCCCGTAATAAAATCATTTCCAACAAAAAAACCTGAATTAACTATATCTATATTAGACTCTGCTACTAGTTGTCTATACTCACCTTGATACCCAACCATATCTGAAGGAATATCATCAAAATCAACATAACGGAAATTATTACTAAGTCCTGTAATGTATGCTTTAGTATCTGATTTTAGAAGTCTATTCTCTAACCACAAATAAAAGCTGGACAAAAGGTTCTGGTCAAATTGTGCTTTCATATCTTAAAAATTAGTTACCCTTTTTAGAAATTTATCTATAATATTAGAGATATAGGGTGTTGTTTTTAAATTAGTTGCTCTAAGATTATTTTTTAATTGTATTCCTGTTCCTGATCTAGAAAAGGAGCCAGATGAAGATCCACGAATCCCTCCGCGACGATACAAGAAAGAACCTAAGTTAGATATTCCTTTTTCCATTCCTTCCGCCCAACTAGATCCATCTGCCCAAGGAATAGGGGTTGATTTAAATATATCTTCTTTTGAAGGGGCATTTAATAATGATATTCTAAATCTACCGTTTCCTATTGCCCGAACTGTGACCAAAAGCTTTTCACTTAAAATTTTTTCTACAGCTAGGGTTGGGTTGTTTCCCTTTTCAAAACCAATAAAAGAGAATAAGTTTCCGTATCCTCCTAAGGTTCCAGAAGAATTTGATGCAGAAGCCCCGCCTTTTACTTCTTTTGTAATAGAATGTTGATGGAAATCTTTAATCAAATCTTGCTGGGCTTTCTCCATGATAGGTAGTACGTAAGACCTAACTTCTCTGCCTGTTATTTGACCATTTCGATTCGTTGAGATAGATTTAAGAAGAGCAGCCTTATTGATACTCACTTCAAATTTAGTAGCTGACAGAAAGGCTTTAGACATTAGTTTTCTCTTTTAAGAAATACAGTATAATATTGTGTCGAAAACGGACCTAAATTTTTAGCGTCAGAATCTAAAACATAAAGTTCATCGTCAATTTCAATGCGAGTACTGTCTTTTACTTTCTCGTACCCAGCAGAATCTATTTTAATTCTAATTTTACCTTGGGACGCTGTTAAATTAAATTGCGCTCCTGCATCAACAACGGACTCCCCTTGGCTTGGGGTGTAGCTCACCCTAGCTTTAACTGTGTGCTTGGTTAACTCTGTTTGAGAGCTTACCTTAGCGGAATCTTTAGCTCGTCCATATAGGGGGTTATAGTTCAATGTAGCGGGTCTCGTAGCCACTTGCTTCTCTATGTAAACAAAGATGTCACGAGCAAAGGTATCATGCACTTCAGACAAGGCAGATTGGATCGCTTGTTTTTGGGAAGATGTGAGGAGAGACGCCATTAGAAGGATCTATAAGAGTTTGTAGAGCTGTAAGCATTAATGTTATCTACTGGATCAATACCATCTCGACCGAATACCTGAAGTGGCGAGGATTTATATGTATTGTATTTGCCAACCAAATCATTTAATCTATCGGTCGCATCAACCTTTAAATCTCTGAAAGTCTTAGCTACAGAGTTTTTGTTCTGCCTTTGGATTGTTGTATCTCCTTCTTTTAAAGTCAACCAGTCAGTATCACTACCATAAGTGAATCCACGGAGAGAATCCCTTGCGGCTTTTTCATAATAGTGTATTTCGTATAATGTAGTATAAATATTTTCTTCTACAGGCATTAGACCAGAACCAGTGTCTATTTCAATAGCGCCAGTATTATTAATATAAAATTCTTCATTGGTAAGCCCGTTAAGCTCTCCTATATTTGTTTCTAGCCAACCAGAAACATAAGATACAGGAAACCTCTGACGGTCTTCTGAAAACTCGTAATTTACAATTTTTGTAGCAAGAACCCCAAGATCATTCATTAAATAATCTTACAGTTAAATAGAGCTTCAGGGAACTCTACAGTTCAAAGAGCTTCTTAACTTCGTCACTGACATCTTTAGCTACAGGTGTAGGTGGTCCAGCAACAGACACATTATGCTGCCTTAAATATATATCAAATGACTTTTCTAAAGCTTTTTTCAAAGAAGGCTTGGAACTCATTTCCATTCCTGAAATCCCTACCCTTTGTGCCAGCTCAGTCATTTGAGAAATAGACATGGACCCCAAGGTTTCTGCAAAAATACTTTTGTTTAAAGTTTTGTATGGATTCATGTCTTGAATACCAAGTAAGCTTTCGAGTTCTTTTGCTTTACTAATTTGATTTTCCTTTTCTGTACGGTCTTTACCATCAGCTAATTGGAACTCTTCTAGAAATTCTTTCTCATCGGACATAACTTATATTAAAGGTTTACACTAGAAAAATCAAATAAAAAGAGCCGCCCCTTTCGAGGCGACCCTTAATATTTAATAATTTATCCAGTGGATTACAGAATGATTCCGCAAAGAGCGCGGTCATCGATGCAAACACGACCTTCTTCGACCTTACCGTAGTATCCGATCTTGTTCTGGCGAACGGAAAACTGATCATCAACGAGAATGTTGAGTTCACCAGTAGAACCTTCGTCAAGAACGACAGGACGGACAAGGGCATCACGAGAACGATCAACTCCAATAAGGATTTGCTCAGATGCTTCAGTGAAGCTTACGCCACCCTTAACAGCATCAAAGATCTTATTGAAACGCTGACCACTACCCAACTCAAGAACTTCGATGATATTGATACCATAGAAGCTTGGAAGTCCTGCACCGCTGTAAAGCTGAGAGCGAAGATCTTCAGGAGCAGCAATACCGTCCTTAATCGCAGATGCGATAGGAGCAGTCTTGGTGTTGATTGGGTTATATGCCATAGCACGAATGTCTGCAACAACTTCAGGAGAAACCAAAAGATCAGTAACTCCAGCTTTACTACCACCAGTAGGAGTACCACCAACGAAAGAGCTGTTGATACGCTTAGAAGTAGTGATAAGCTGATTTAAGTCGTCAAGCACAAGTGAAGTTCCAGCAGCAGCGATGATATGATCACCTGCAGAAGCAGTCAAGCTGTCTCCACCTACAAGAGCGGAAGCAAGCACGTTGAATGCGGTGCGCTCCTGCTTAAGCATGACTTCTTGAGCCATACGAGTGAAGGTTTTAGAAACAACGTCAACACGAGCCTTCTTAGCGTACTTACGGTCGAAAGCGAGTGCGCTATCAAGAGTGTAAGTGCTAAATTTAAGTTCGTTGTGAGCTGGGAATACCTGATTGTATGGAAGTCCTCCAGCAACTTGCTGAGAGTAAACTTGCACATAATCCTCTTCAGTAATGTCATGGAAGAGATCAAGAGGAAGGGAAGGATTGTCATCAGCCTGATAAGTCAGAGTGGTGAAAAGATTTCCAACGGTAACAGCATTATTGATAACTTCGCTGACCACTGGCCCAAGAAGTTCTGCAACAGCTGCCTGTGCCTCGTAAGCCTCTTCACGATTATTTGAACCCATAGCGCGAACTAGGGCTAACTGATCTTCAGTTCTTTTAATAGTAATTTTCATAATCTGTGAGTGAATTAGAAGTTAATGTTAACAATTGCGTATCCTCCTGCATGGGTATCACCAGCAGCACGAGATCCAGTAGCGAGAACCTTACCGACAACAGTGTCAGCGGCAACAGCTTCAGCAAGTTTTCCGTCAGCGCGGACTCCAAGCTCCTTGTTAGGTGCTGGGAGAAGTGCTCCAGAGAAAGCTCCTGCTAAAAGAGTGAACGTTCCTTTTGTTGCGACGGGTACAGACTCTCCAGAAAGAACGCACTGAAGCTCTTCTTTCTTTTCAGGGTAGAAGCGAAGCTTCTCACCATTTTCATCTGTGTCACGAACGTCACGAAGGATGATTCCGAGAGCTGCATTGCCAGAAGCGGCAGTAGCGACACGAAGTGGATTAACAGCAAGTGGAGAGTAAGCATTGCCCTGAGAAGTCAGGAATGCGCTTCCACCGTCAACGAGATCGATAAGATCATCATTGAGGTTAGCAGCAGATACTTTAACAACAGTACCTGCCCCTACATTAGTGCCGTCATAAGCGAACATGTTGACAACATCGTTGTCATCATATTGGCGAAATGGCAGCATTTTGGTAATTTCATTAGCCATAATTTTATATTATAATTAGATTTTTATTTTGTTACTTCAACAGAGAAGTTTTCTTTAAGTTTCTCAACCAAAGAGATTTGTTCAGAAGCTTCAGCGTTGTTGTTCGGAATCGGAGCGGCTTCAACCTCTTCGACTTCCAGCTCATCTTCGCTAGCTTTAACTTCCTCTTTCTCTTCAGGCTCGTCTTGCTGGAGTTTAGAAGCGATAGCTTCTTCAATCTTAGCTTTGACTTCTTCCTCCTGAGCAGCAATGGCCTCTTTGGTCTTGCTAGCGAAAAGAATAGAAAGTTTTCCTTTAAAGGTATCAAAGGCTTCGTCAGAAGCTTCAACAGACTTTAACTCATCTACGACTAACTTAAGCTCAGCTTCGGTTAGTTCATATGTGGAATCAATAAAGGTCATACGAGAATTAAATAACTCAACAGCAGCTTGAGCTTCAACCTCAGACTTGAGAGAGGATAACTCAGATTGAACAGCCTCAAGAGAAGCTTTCATCTCAGTCGCCTCAACTTCAGCCTTTTCACGAGCTTCAGTTTCAAGTTGAACCTTGGATTTCCAGTTTTCAGAATGCTCGTTAAGGGCATCACGCATAATCTCACCGACAGAAGCGGCTTGATCGTCCTTCTTGACAACGGAAGCTACGCTTTCTGCAACTTGTGTCATTAGTGTTTCGAATTGTTCTTTATCCATATCAAAAATATCGATTTTGTTATTTGTTACATTGTTTTCTTCCTTTAGGGAATTTTTAATATTAATATTATCTTCTTTCGCTAAAGAATTATCAACAGGCTTTTCTTTTTTATTTGGTTCTGAAGTATAAATTCCTTTAACTCTTGCTGCAGGTTTATACGTCAATGCAGCCCCCAAAGGGTAAGTCTCTCCATAAATTAATCTATGAACCGGAGTGCCTTCTTTATCAACTCCCTTACCTCCAAATCCCTTTACGTACTGCTTAAGTTCCTCTTCCTGTGAACCTTCGGCGATCTCACACTCATCCAATCTATCTGATCCATAGACAACTTTATAGTTTTTAAATGCAAGTTCCCAACTAGTAGCAATACTCTGATACTCTTCATTTTCTTCGTTGGCAGCTTCCTGAATAGCATAAGCAAGTTCTGGGAAGATATTTTTATAAATTAAACCAGCAGCGTTGATATAAAACGGTTCTTTTTTGTCTGCATAAGAGTCAACAGCGTTATCCTTAAAATCCATCTCCTCTACAGAAAAAGAAGCATTAATCATGTGACCGACGATTTTATGCTTCTTATGTTCAATGTTGATAGGCTTATTGATAAATCTCTTTACTGCTGATACTGCTGTTTCTGAATCAATACCGTCGCCGTTTTTATTAAATTCATTTACTACAGCAAGGTTGAATACTACAGGAAGTACATCTACATTTGCTGATGGATCGAAATCTTCAGGTAGTAAAGATTTAGCTGCTTCTGCAATAGAACCTTCTGATATTCCAAACTTATCATAATCACTCTCTTTAAGCGCTCTGATATTACAATCAAAGCTACTTACCTCAAAATCTTTTAAGTCCATATTCATTCTATACACTTAAATTTTAGTAGAGTGATATAAAATCGCAGCAGACATATCATCAAGTTGATGTTTGCACCCTAAATCGAGAACATCTTTATCTACATTCAACTCAGATAAGTTTTCTATATTTTCGACGATACCAGCCAAAGTATCATCCCACTCTTCTTTTACTTTAGAAACAACGATTGATTCACAAGCTTGAGATACTAAATCTCTTCTTTGATCATCTAATTCATCCAACCCATACTTTATTGCGAAGTCTGCATAAGCTTTCAGTTCAAACTCACTGACCATTTTAGTGGCCTCAATGATATTCTTTTTAGAAAAATTAGAGTTTGATACTCCTATAGGGCGACCTCCAGATGGGGCGATAGGGGCCGCTTCCGGTTTAACTGGCTCACCCCCGTCCTGATCCTCTTGATATAGGTTTATACTGTTAACTAAAGGTAAGTAATGCCCTTCTTCCCTGTGCTCTTTAAATTCTTCTTGAGCCTTGCCCATATCTTCGGATTTAGGGAATTCTCCAGTATGAATAACTTCCATGCCCTGTTGAGGGGTTAGCACTCCTAGTTCCATCATGCGAGTAGCAAGCTTTGTCATGTCTGAATTATCTAAAGTGTCTGTCTTGACAAACTTCGCTTCGGGCCAAGAACGCATACCTGCAGCCTTACAAATACGACGAATTTCTGGCTGGAGGAAATCTTTTAAGAACTGCTGACGGGACTCTTCAAGTCTTTGAATAAATACCTTCATCTTAAGCTGACCGTCAGCATACTTATTGTCTCCAATTAGAACATTCTGGAGACCTTCCTGAATATCACGATTAAGTATCTCATACTTTTCGGGTCCAATGACCTTACGGAGATCGGGTATAACAAAATCAGCTTTTGTTGTATAATCAGATACGAGTACTCGACCGACACTTTGGTTTTTAAAGATGTTCTGCATAGCAGCCAGAGCTTTATGATTAACTCCTCCTTTATCTGGTTCAGCACCCATAGTGACCAAGAGAACGACATTTTCAATAGAACGAGATATTGCTTGATCAATTTTTTTAAGTTCTAATTTTTTATTGATATCGTCTAAGACAGAGAAACCATAAGGGACTGAAAGAGGTTCATAGTCTTGTTTTTTAGCAAATACTACATGTAGTAGTTCAGAAGCTAATTTAATGTATAAACGTTCAGTGGTTGTGGCCGTGTTGTTTTGAATTCTTACTTGAACATCTTCTGGTAAAGAGTTATACATCTCAATCTCATGTTCTGTTTTAGGTTCTTTAAGCCTAGAGATTTCATATGGCGTAAGTACTTTAAAATACTGGAAGTCATTAAAAGAGATAGAGCCTTTGGTAGCAATATCTGTAGGGTTCATTATTAAGTACTTAATTGGTATAGGTACATTTTTAGTTGCACCATAAGTCTCTAAAACCTTACCCGTATCACTGGTTTTAATTCTACCATCCATGCGGTACATAAACACATTGCCAGATCGATAGTATTCACGGAAGTATTGAGATTTTAAATCATGCATCTTGATTCTTTTGAACCAAGCATTAATGAAGTTACGAGATTTCTCAGAACCTCCATCCAAATATAAATCAGAATCAGCAAAATCTGATAATAGATCTATCGTACTACGGAATGAAGGCACATTGAAGTAAGCTTTCTGGCATAGTTGGATAGCATCACGAGAATTTACTGAGTCACGAGAGTAATCAAATGGCAATAAGCCATCCTCAATATTTTTAAATCTATTTTTAGTATAACTCTGGGTAATACTATTAGTTCTTGAGCTAGAGCGCTTTGAGGGGTCTGCAAGACGAGAAGCTGTAGTCTCATACAACGATTCCCCAACCAGCTCAGGAGAAAATTCTTCCGCCAAAGATTGGTTAGTTATATCTTCTAAATTGTGATTAGGAGTGCTATCTTTAAACTTACTCCAATATTCTGATCTCTTTGTATACTTACGCTTCTTGGCCATGCTAACAATTGTTACACTAAAGTTATAAAAGTTACTTTATAACTTTTCAAATAGTAAACGGTATAAATGAAGCAGTAGGTTTTTTCTTAGGCTCAACATGTAAAGAATCAAAATATACTTTGGCAAACCAATTCCCCAAAATTAAAGCAGAATAAGAGTCTTTACGAGCTTTATTCGGCCCTTTTTGTCTTCTAATGTTTTGAGGCAAGTTAAACGATTGTGAACCTTGGGGGTTTGTGGTGACCTCAATGTTAGCACATTCTGACTTTGTAAGTTCAATGTTACTTTTTTGTTGATCAAGGAAGTCAATCATTTTTGCTCCTTTGGAAGTAGCTGTAATTTTATTATCCCACTTTATCTCATCAATAGGTAAGTTCTTTTTCCTTTGTTGATCAAAGTGATCGTCTACCGCTCTGGAAGCAAATAGTATTCTTTTATGGTCTATAGCTGCTTGTAACATCTCATTGCCACTTCTGATCCAGTTAACTGTAGGTTTCCTTAAGATACAATACCTCCTTTCTTTCTGATTATATTGACCCTTAAAACTAAGTATATCATTGTGCCATTGATCGGGTTTTTCTAAATCCACTTCTATAATTCCTATATCAACTTTTGCTCTTTTAAACAATTGGCTTTCATTGCAAGAATTAATAAATTGGACTCCTCCCATGTAGTCACCGCATATACCGACAATATTAAAAGATTTTATAAGGTAGAGAAAATACCTCATGTGGTCTTTTAAGGACACTCCAGCCAAAGCGTAGCTATGAACAAGGCAAATCTTCTGTTCGTCCTTCAGAACCTTAAATACGTGCATAGCGAAGTGGTCAGCACTTGTATTGCCAGCCCAGTTAGGGTCAAAAGCAAGTAAGTATTCATCACTTGGGTTACCTACAACTTCAACAGCAGGAAATTCTCCATCAGCAATAGTGCAAGCCGCCATTTTAGATAATCTAAAGTAACCATCACTCTCATCTACAAATTGAGCACCGAACTCTCGTTTGAACTGCATCTCAGACATCGTAGCTTTAGCTTGTTTAAGCAGGTTTTGATCATACAGCCTAGTAGGAGCACAATCATAACTTAATTGCATAATTAATCTATAAGCATCATCAGCAGCTTGCTCTTCATCATCATCTTTATTTAAATCAAATTCTCCAAGAATAAGCCCCTCATACTTCTTGTAGAGTTTGAACATGTATTCAAATTTGAAGGATGGAGATGAAAGTATTATAAGTTTGTTATTAGGCCATACATACCTTTCATTTTCTTTCAGCTCGCCCTTGTCGATTAGGCGGGATTCTAGTTTATGCAGTTCCTCTCTTTCAATTGGATTTTCCACTACGCCAAGGAATGGAATAATAACTTCATTGAATATCTTTTCTGGTATTGTTAAGAACTCATCTAGCACTATCCTATTAAATCGAAATCCACGCAGTCGTTCTCCATTAGCTAACGGAAGGGCTATCGCACGGCTATTACCAATTTTGAGGGTCCATTGGTCAGTTCCTTTCGTGATTTTAACTCCGCACTCTTTTACTAACTTTGCTTCGGGCTTGCTGAGTATATCCTCCATCTTTTGGAATATTTGTTTTGATTGCCTAAAGCTACCTGCAATAACACCTATATTTGCGGTAGGGTTTAAAAGACACTCAAGTAGCACATAAATAGCTGTAGAAAATGTTTTAGACATACCACGGGAGAATACGAACATAGAATAGTCCGATACCATCATCCCCTTAATAGCCATAGCCTGAAATGGAAATAATTTTACCCCTAAAAATAACTCAGAGGTAAATGCAATATTAGCCCTTAAGAACTTATATAATAAATACTTTGCTTCCTCGTCAGGCAAGTCGCCGTCGAGTGTTTTTAAATAAGAATTAAATTCCGTAGCGGAGTAATCATTACGATACCGCTGTTTTCCTTTCTGCCATGCCATGAACTTTTTTCTCTAAATGATATTGTACATCAACATGCCATAAGCCTTGGCCGTGATATAATATTTTGGGGATTATCTTTTTAGCTCCCGCCCTTGAGTATGCAAAAATGAATTGTACATTCTCTGGGTAATCGAGCATTAGATCTCGCACATTGTGCCACAAATAACCTAGGTTCGATTTAAACTTCGATATTTTGTTGTCTTCTTCGATTTTTTCAATAGAAGACTCGACAACAATGAACATGTAAGAATTAAACTGGACACAACGATCCATTTCCCGCCTAAATCTTTTAATATCTTTCCCGAATGTTTGCCTGAAGTCATCTTGTGCTTTTCTATCTACGAATGTTTTTGAGTAATATTTACCTGCGGCTGTATAATCACCGAAGTCTAACTTGTTGCTTACGCCGTTTTCAAATTTTAGTGGTTTTTGCTCCCTTGTATCTACAAAAATAGGAAGGTCATTGTGGTTCTTCTCCCAGAAGTCTTTTGGTAGGTTTTTAGAGAACCAAGACTCTATGCCTAAATCTTTTGAAAAGTCAGAGTAAGAACTCCACATTTTTCTATAGTAATCTATATTCGGTAGTTTAGCTAACATATAGTAAAGATCAGGAGGGGTAAACTTAACATCTTTATTCCCAAATTTTCTTTTTGTATACTCTATAAGGTGATTTTTAGCTTTTATTGGTGAGGTTGTTTTTAACCAAGACATGTAATTCTCTGGTTGATTAAAATCCTCCATAAAATACTGGTCGTAGTTTTTAAATTTTAGTAGCTCGTTCGTAAATAAATCTCTTTTGGCGTAATGTTCCACATAGTACTCCCCTATGGAAACGCTGTGTGCTTTTAGGTGAGCGTGGAACCCTCTTCGGCTATCGTAAGCCTTACCACATTCTTTACAAACAAAGTTATTCATAACAATTCTTTTTTGGATATCCCCAATATCCTTGCTTTATAATCGTCCATACTCTCCAACCTGTCAGCTTCTTCTTCAATTAATTTATTTTGGAGTTCAGCCATCATGATCATACGGTCTCTTTCTTCTCGTTCTTGGAACGCTTCAACCAAAGCAAAGATAGATCCGTTTTCTTCTCCCTTAGCTTTAAGTCGAGCAGTCCTAGATCCATTAAGATCCTTCGTCAAGGATTCAATCCGTTTTTCGCACTGGTTAAGCTCATCGCTAGTAGCCTTGATAATCTCCGTCAGACGCATTGTGATGTCTCTTTCGTTGTCTTGGTCGTCCAGTAGTGCATTAAGCTTGTCAATGCGCTGCTGGATGTGTTTTTGGCGCACGTAGTTGGTACACACGGTCACATACAAGTTCAATTCGTCATTAGTTAGGTCAGGCTTATCCCAAACAGCCCTAACAAACTCACTTTCGAATAAGTTGCGGTCAGCTAGAGTTGTATATTGATTTATGAAGTGGTTGAACCTTGGGCTACGTAAATATATGATTAATTGCTCTATTAATTTCTTTTGCTTTGTTTGAAGGGATAATTCTTCTAATTGTGCCGAGCAAAAATTATTTACTTTAGTGATAGCTCTGCTTAGTGATTTTGGAGCTACCCATTTTTCTTTTGTCACTATTTCATTGTCATCAACTATTTCAGGACGATAAGTTTTTAGGAAATCAACAATAACTCGATGTTTCATGCTCAACGACTGTATACCCCTATCTTTGAAGGTAAGTCTGGCTATTTCTAAAGCATTCATCCCCGCTTCAACATTATCAGTCATTAAGAACTCTTTTTGTTCTTTATTTAAATAAATTTGCTCTACCTTCGGGGACAATGTAGTATTTGCTTTTTTATCTTGTTGAGCTAGAAACTTCCTAACCGCTCTGCCTTGTTTAGATCTACCGTCAATATTCTCATCATTAAATATCTTCCGGGTTATAAACATTAAGTCAGGGTTCTTTTTAAATAGTTTTAAAATCTGTTCTTTCTGCTCTTCTGTTAAGTCGTATATCATAGATCCTCCTCTTTTATTACCTTCAATGCTATGTTGTAAAATTTCTTTTTCAAGTTATTTATTTGTTTATATCTAGGGGTTTTTCTCTTACTAGTGTCTTTTTTAAACCCAAACTTCTGAGCCACCTTTTCTTCATCCCAATGCTCTATGTATAACAACCTATATATCTCCTTATGCTTATCCCCCAATTGTTTCATTATTAAACCGTGAATCTTAGAAGATTTGGTATCATAATCAAACTCTTCATCAAAAACCTCATCTTTAACCGCAATTAAAGAATCCAAAGATACCGCCATCTTTAAATGATAAGCAGATTGTTTTTTATTTTTCCATTTAGAAAATAATGAACATGAATCATCTTGATTGCCACTTTTAGTCATAGCACATTCTTCACCCCCCATGTAATGGTCACACCTTAGACAAGGTTTAGCAAAATTACCATAATGATTCCTTATCAGGTTTTTAATCTGATTTCCCATCACCATAGAAGCCCAAGGCTTAAATGCTCTTTTCTGATCCCATAGGTGCCATTTATTAAATAAATGAACGCGAATTATTTGAGACACATCGTCATAATCTAACCACGCAAGAGAGTTAAGTTGCCACTTCGCTCTATATCTATTTAAAAGTGCTTCTATCTCTGGGACAAGGTCTTCGTACCTTTTATCCATCAATATCTTGAACTCTTGAGGAAGCACAATCAGCCTGACTCTGTTTGATCATAGCTTCACCATCAGGTAGATTGGGCGCTGGACGATCAAAACGATTAGCGGAATCTGGAGTAGCAGATTTCCACAAATCAGTTAGAGTAGTTCCTTGGTTATCCCCAACTTCGGCAACAATATCATTTTTTAATCTCCTAAGATCAAGCTTACGAGGTTGTTCTACCTCATACTCAATGTCGGCTTCCACTTTTTTTTCAGGAAGGGCAGAGGATAACCCAATAGGAGCGCCACAATCAGCACAAAACTTTGGTTTAGTCACCTCGTACACATTCTTGTGGCCGCAGGAAGAACAAAATACTTTATTCATATAGAAATTTTATTGTTTCGGGGTTAATAATTCAATTTTTTCTACAAGATAACTGATAATTTTATCTCTTATCACATCTTCTTTCCCAAATGATACACTACATACCCCTTTTTTGGAACTAGTCTCGTCCTCAAATAAAGACTTAAGCCTATCAAAACCACTATTCCTAATGTCACTCTGCAAACTATCTCCACATATAAACAACTTACTCCCACGACCTATCCTTGTAAGCACAGTAGTCAATTCTCTCACACTCATATTCTGAGCCTCATCAACAATAACCACCTTATCTCTCCAAGTACATCCGCGCAAAAAGTTTATCGGTTCCGCTTCCAGTACCCTTTTATTTTTTAATTGCTCTTTCTCTGGCTTATTTAATAACTCATCAATCTTATCTAAAAGGGGTGCCATATATGGCCCAAACTTATCATCAATGTCTCCTTTCAGAAAACCTATCCCCCTATCCGCACTCTCAACAACACTCCTCAAATATAATATTTTTAAGTTTTTGTCGTTATTATATAAATCTAATGCACTATAAACCGATAAAAATGTCTTTGCTGTTCCTGCTGGACCTCCAACAAACACTATCCGTGTTTTATCGTCAGTCATTATGTCGTAAAAATCTTTTTGTTTCTTTGTCAATTCAATATGACCCAATAATAAGCTGTTGTCTTTTGCCATTGGTTTTTATCTATTACACGGGTTCTAACCTTGTAGCTGTATTTTATTATATGGCGCATCCCCTAATTTATAAAAATAACTTTCTATATAGTATTCACCACCCCCCGCGCTTTGTGTGTCAAGTATAAAAGTCAAAAACTTTCAGAAAACCCCTCCCCTATGCAAAAAAGTTTAAATAGTACAAAAAAAAGCTTTTAATTGTGAGCTGCTTACTGTATACTATGCCCATGAAGAAACAAGAAGAGACGCAATCTTTTAACTACGCCAACGAAGATGGTGGAGGCATGAACAAGAGTTTATTCTTCCAGATCATGGACGAGGTTTTTGCTGGCAGTGTTTATAAAGACATCGAAGACAAGTATGGTTCAGAGATCGCCAAGGAATATCTGAAGTACGGCGATGACAATGGCCACTTTGACTTTTTTAAGTTCGGTTGGATAAGTAAATAAATCAAAATAATAGCAAAGAAAGCTTGCACTACTCAGGAAAACAAAGTAAACTACTCACATGAAAGCAAACAACACAGGCCGTACTTACCACGAAAGAGTTTTAGATGCTCGCGAGTCACTTGCCAAGGACACAATGAAGCGCGAAGAGGAGCGCAAGGCCAACCCTATCGACTGGGCTGCTACTATGGAGACTGGCAAAGTAGTCTTTAAAAAATCAAAATAAATCTTTACACTAGCCCCAACTCTATACTAGAATACTCCCATGACTGACACAGCATTTGAACTCTCCCAAGAGAGAGCCAACCTAAACTTTGATAACTTTATGCAGGAGCGGAAAGCTGCCCTTGAATTAGACTATAAAGTTTCAGAGGCTATCTGCTA